TGCTTGTATGCTAGGAAGGCTGAATACTCTTCTTCTGGCAGTCCTAGTGTGTCATTAAGTAGGGCATATGCACGTTGGTGAATAAATTCCCTTGCAGCAAAACTGGTAAGCATGGCACGTATTTCATTATTCTTAAACTTGTGTACATAGTGATCTAGGTAATTAGACCCTACAGCTACATCACTTTGTGTAAACAATCTAAGAATCTGGGTGATATGATTTTTCTCTTGATTGGATAGCTTACCGTTTTGCCATTGTGCTACGTCATCCTGTAACTTAGCTTCTGCCTCGATCCAATGAACCTTCTCAGATTCAACTGCATACTCCATAGCCCAAGGATAAGTGAAAGGTTTGTACGTTGTATTTGGTGCTGTTACAGACATGGATACTCCAAAGTTAAAGGGAAAATAAAGGGCACTATGAAAGTGCCCCGGTGGGAAATAAAGTTATATGCAGCTATTTGTCTATGTCAATTACTTCAAACACTCTTTCCGTACTTAACGTACTCCTCACTCACTTCCTTAGCCTTTAGTCTAATAGCACTTGCAAGTTGCTCACGAAGACTCATACCTTGTTGTGCTTGTCCTGGCCCTAGACCTTCATACTTCACAATGCTTTCACAATTCTCATAGCTCTCATGTAAGGCAGCTAGTAAGTTAGCATTGTCTTCCCTTAGCTTAGAGATAACACCCTGTAATTGTGCCACTCGTGCATTTACTGTATCTGAAGTATCCTCGGTAAGCTGTTTAGTTTTTACAAGCTTAGTAAAGATATCCCACAGCTTAGTGCATCGTGCTGTGTGCAGTACCTTTGCCCCAAGGATAGCATTAGCTACAGTGTCTGCATCTGCATCTGTTTCATAGAGGTAGCTATAGAGGGCATCTAAATCGTCCTCTAATCCCCACACAGCCATGATAGATTGCTCTAAGTCAAATCTATCTGGAGCTTCAAATACTTTATTAGATTTCATCTTCGTCTTCTGATTCAGTAAGTCCTGGAGAGTAGGAGTCTCTTTCATAGTTAAGCTCTCTTTCATAGTAGTCAAGTCTTTCAGCCTCGATGTTAAAGTTTCCTCCGACGCTAAAGTGTTTGATAACTCTTTCGAGTGCCTTAAGATATTTTCTGTTGTAGTCAAGGTCTTCTTGCTGGTATGGTTTAAGTTCTTCACCTTCTTCTTGCCTTTCTTCAAGTCGTTCAACCATCTCTTCTGTTGAGAAATAGCTTTCAAGTAAACCATCACGTATGATTTTATCTGCCATATCATCATCTACTTTAATGTAAGTCATAGTTTTTTCCTATTAAGTTAAAATGGTGCAAGTTCAATGTCGTCTAATTGCTTCTTACTTTGTTGTTTTTGAATCTTCTTGTGATACTTTGCTACTAGCTTTCTCTGTTCCGCAGTCTTGAAAGGCCATAGCCATTCCTGCATCGTAAGTCCACTTGGATGTTTCCCAAGATTCCGTGTCATTAAAATCTCTGGTATCTCTGAATCCATTACTTGCTGTACCTGTTGTACTCGCTGTACTTGCTGCACTCGTTGTACTCGTTGTACTCGTTGTACTCGTTGTACTCGTTCCACTCGTTCCATGTGACTCCTCCAGTAGTTTAATAATATCTTTAATCCGTAATTCTGCATCCCACAATCCATATTCTACAATATCAACATCATCAATAGCTATGTAATTGCTGTTGTATGCACAATGCTCCTGGTAATAGTAAGTCCCTAATGCTATTAGGTTAGCATAAATTCTCTCTAGTTGGTTAATGATATCATCTTTATTCATAACGCAGGAACCCTCGCTAATTTAACACAATTGATGGGAACTTGAAAGAACAATTCCCCTTCAGGTACAAACTTATTAGGTACTTCTACTATGGGGGAAGCAACAAGTGTGCTGCTCTCACAGAGAAATACGTGAGTCTGTTCGTTGTTAAATACCATGAAAGTACACGGAAGATCAAGTCCTGTATACTTTCGCTTCCTTTCAGGTATTTGTAAGGTATCGTACTGAAAAGCCTCTCCTTTCCATATCCTTTTAACCTCAACTTCACTGTAGAATCTTGCATTCTCTGTCTCTATAGTTAAATCAGGTATGTGATTGTTGGCATTCTCATAGACATTGTAACCTAAAGCTTTCCAGTATCGCATAGCTGCAGCCCTTGCAGGTGTATCATTTTCACTATGCAAACTCTTACTGAATCGCTTCCGCTTGCTAGTACTTGCGACACTTTCAACCATGACAGCTAAGACATTCTTCAGCATCTTGAAGTGCGTCCCTTTCAATCTTTAATCCTATCTTATCAGCTTGTACACCTGCACTGGTACGTAGGTAGTACAGCCCCTTGAGTTTAGATTTCCATGCCCTTAAGTGTACTGCATTAACATAAGACTTTGGACTACCTGCAGGGAAGAATAAGTTCAAGGATTGACCCTGGCATATAAATGGTTGTCTATCTGCTGCATGTTCAATGACCCATGTCTGATCAATCTCAAATGCAGTCTTGTATGTGTCCTTCACTGACTGTGGTAGAAAGGCTAAGTGCTGTACTGAACCCTCGTTCATAATGATAGATTGCCATATATCTTGTGTGTCCTTGTCAATCTCTTTGAGAATACGTTGCAAGTAAATGTTCTTTACTAAATGTGATCCCGCACGAGTTCTGTGTACGTAGGCATTGGACTTAATAGGCTCAATAGAGGCAGAGCAACCACAAATAATACTGCTATTAGCATTAGGTGCAACTGCGATTAAGTGAGCATTGCGAGTGCCTGTACCTATGAGATCATTTGGTTCTCCTCGTGTAAGTGCCATGCTTTGTGTAGCTTTAGTTGCCTGTGCTTTGATGTGCTTGAACATTCTAATGTTTGCAATCTTAGCTGACAATCCCTCAAATGGGATATTCTTACTTTGTAGATAGCCATGAAATCCCATAGCACCTAAACCCAAGGATCTCTCTGCCTCTGCACTGTGGATAGCTTTATGTATTTCTCTAGGTGCATTATCAATGAATGCCTGTAGTACATTGTCTAAGAAGACTGTAAGATCGTAGACCATATCTGTGTCTACCCACTCATCAAACTTCTCTAAGTTTACAGAAGATAGGCAACATACTGCAGTACGATCTTCACTGGTAGCTAAGTGAATCTCATTACATAAATTACTGCCATGTATTTTTAATCCTAATGCTTGTTGTTGTGGATTCAGTTGCCTGTTAGCTTCGTCAATGAAGTTAATGTAAGGACTGCCTGTACGGAATCTAGCTTCAAGGATACGTTGCCACAGTTCCCTGGCCTTCATGATCCCACGTACATCTTTATTGGAAGGATCAATCAATCGCCACTCAAGATCTTTCTCTACTGCTTCCATAAACTTGTCAGTGACATTGACTGCGTTAAATAGATTGAAGCACTTTCGATTGATGTCACCACCAGTGGGTACTTTAAAATTAATAAACTCGACAATATCAGGATGACTAACATCCAAGTACGCAGCATAGCTACCTTTCCTTGTCTTACCTTGTTTATATGCAGTCATCTGACTATCTACAACTTTCATAAAAGGTATAGGCCCTGGTGCTTTATCACTGACACCACGTACATCTGACCAGTGTCCACCTACACCACCACCTTTTACAGATAGCCATGCAACTTCTGCATTGTGATCCACAAGGGAAGTTAGATTGTCTCCAATGTAAGTGAGAAAACATGAGATAGGTAAAGCCTTGAAGTACTCACCTACACGAGGTGCATTGCTAAGTACAGGGCTAGCAAACATGAACCAACCTTTGGAAGCATAGTCATAAATACGCTGTGCAAATGGTTTGTTATGATTACAATAAGCTAGTGCAGCACGAGCATACGCCTCTTGTGGACTACGCTCACCGGGAAGCATGTAGTAATCTTGTAGTAACTGCGTAGCTTGCTCTGACAGTAACCAATCACGGGAGATATCAATCTGTATACCGTGATAGTCCATTAGTGAATCTTTCATTCTAGCCCCTCAATGTTAATGATGATATCGTCTGTAGCTGCTGCACCCATGTCATGCATGGCATTCTTGATAGCATCTTTTATCTCATCTTCAAGATATAGAATGTCTGTATATACAGGTGGCATTTCTTTCTTATCAAATGTCACTACAAAGCTAACGTCTGCATAGACAGTGCTCTCTTCAATGTCTTCAATGTCGTCAAATAGTTTAACGTGTTTCATTGTTTCAGTGCCCAAGTAATATCATTAGACTTCAATGCACCCATCAATTCAATTGTCTTATTCAAGTACCACTGAGCTTTACGTGCATCTGTCAATGGGGCGTTTTTGTGCATCATACGAATGGTGTACTTTAATACATTACCACGACAATACGCAATAGCACCCTCTATACCAAGTGTATCTACAATAATATCGATTGTTTCA